ATCCACATCCGAAACAAAAGCTCGTTGTTACTTCTTCACTCACTTGCTGTTCGTAGCAAGCATTTCCTCCACAGTGTGGACAGATTGACATTTTTTCTTCCATTATACTTTTTTTAATTTTGGTAGTTCAATTTTCTTAAGTGTAGGTAATTTTAATTGTACCTGCTTAGGAAACTCAGGGATATATTGTGTTAGAAGAGTATCTAGCGTTTCTCTCATCTTTTCATACGAGAACTCAGTTCTACTTCTATATCCTTGTCTCTTTGCTAATTCCTTATAAATTTTATAATCTTCAAACACATCCTTCAAAGCCTTTCCTACAAGAGCATCATCTGGTCTGAACCATTGGCTCTCTGCTAGTATCATTTTATCAATAACTGCTGATGGATGTATATTGTTAAGAGTTCCTCCTATTTGTTTAGTGAATTGATTATCCAGGAAATCGATATGACCTGACCATCCAGAGGCTATAATTGGTTTATTTATTAAACTGAATTCTAGTAAAGGTCTTCCAAATCCTTCTCCTTTTGTTAGAGAAA